CCTGTTGTCTCTATTGTTGTCTTTTTGTAGTATAATCTTTGCTGTATTGCTGAGTCAATAATTGTTCTTGCGATTTCCTCATTTGATGTAGCAGTCTCGATCTCGGTTGCTGTTGTTCTAAGTGTATTTGGGTTTACATATGGTCTACGTACTTCATATGTATCGTCATGTATGATATCTCCAGAAGCATCTGTAATAACTATGCGATAGTCTGTATCATACTTTGCGGATAGTGTTATTGTCCATACATACCCTGCGTTATCTGTGACAGTTTGTGTTGTAGTCGAAAGGTCTGCCAAATCAGTAATTGTAGCTACAAATGCTTCATTAGTAGCGTAACTTGCTGGAATTGTAAATTCAACCTCTATATTCTGATATGGAACTAACCTTAAGATTTCCATTATAATGCATACTCCTCAGCCACTTCTTCTGGCGTAGCAAGTCTAACATGTCCACGAGTAAGCCACTTATCAGCTTCTGACTTGCTAAAAATATTGTAGCCTTTGGAAATTGATCCAACACCCTGCCACAATACATTTTTTGTTGAAAAGACTGCTACCATGTCTGCCTTAATTCTTGGCTCTGACTCTTGGTTTGTCTTTTTCTTATCTTCTATTTTAGTTGTACCAATAGCTCCATTGTTTACTGGTCCAATTGCTGCCTTCTTTTTTCCGCCTTTAGCTGTTGTTCTTGATGATCCAATTACATTTTCATCATCTGTTTCTGGCATACCTTTGATTTTATCTTTAACGCTTGTTAGTGATTCTGTAAACGATTCAATTTGTTCTGAAGTAATTAGTACTTCTCCGTCTTGAACTGTAGCGATATTTTCTGTTTCTGTTGACATTAAGAAAACCTCCTGACAATAATTATATCAGATAAATAAAGAGGGCAGGAGTCGAAACCCCTGCCCCCTCTAATGTATAGCTTATGCTATGAGGATGAATCTGAACTATCGCTGTCAACCCATGCGATTGCATCTTCCTCTTCGAACTGGATACCGAAACGAACGAATACTGTGTACTCGATTGTGTCTTTCTTCGCAACGTATTCACGGTTTACTGTGATATCGCGCTGGAAGCCCCAGATACGGTTTGATGGGAAGGTGAGATCGATGTAGTTGTCTGGGTAGTAAGGAACTTCCATTACTGGAACTCCTAGTACGCGAGTAGTACGAGCCTCTCCTAGAATCTGGTCAGTACCTGCAAGGTATGCATTGCGGTATTGCTCTGTCCAAATGTTGTTTGCTGCAGTACCATTTTGCTTGACGATGTCAGCAAAGGTGTCTGTGCTTGCGTAGAACTTTAGTCCGTTCTTTAGAGCACGGTACTTGCGTGGTAGTGCTGAAATAACACCCTGAAGAACCTCTGGAGTCCAAGCACCAGATGTAACTGTTGCTGAGTACTCGTGAGCATCTCCACCAAAGCGAACCTTGCGGACAAAACCTTCCATAATGTTAAGGAAGTTGTTGCCTCCTGTACCTGTACCATTAATGGCAAGGTCCTCAAGGTCGTTAGCAAATGCGTTTGTCATAAGACGCACTAGGTGATCTTCTAGAGCAGCACCTTCGATGTTGTCTTCGAGTGCTTCTGCAGAGACCTCCCAGTCTAGACGTAGCTTCTTTGTAGTAAGCTCAATCTTTGCGAATGTAGCACCTGCATTTGTATATGTGGCATCAGCTTGGTTAGCAGCACGAATAACACGCTCACCAACATTGATCTTTTCAAGCTCCATTGTGTTGGCTCGCATTGTAACTCTACGACCATCTTTAGCGAGAACTGTTCCGTCCCAAACATACTCGATAAATTGACGAGCCTGCTCTGGACGTAGGATTCCACTGCCTGCATCGCCCGAAGGGTTGACGGCGTTAGAACCAGTTGTAACACCAAAGTTAGCTGTTGGTATGTTGCCAAGTGTGTCTGCACCAGGGTTGCTTACACCACCAATTCCACCAGATGCAAAAGCACCTTCTCCGTTAACTTCGTTAGCACCAGCACCTGGATAGTTTTTAATAATTTCTTCCGACATATTGTCACCTCCTAAGTGATTTTTTGTATTTATAGATCGGCAGTTTTGAGGAAACGTCCGCCCCATAGGGATTTTTCAACCTTTTCTGGTTGAATATCCTGAACGATCTCGCCTAGATCGCCAGATTTGCGGAAAGCTGTATCTGCTTCAACAGCATCTACTCTCTTTCCAAATTCATTAAACTCACCCTTTGCGTCTGCAACTTCTGCTTTCACAGAATCGAGTGACTTAGTTAGTTCTGATACGTGCTCATATAGAGACTTTACAGTATCAGCGAGTTCGCTAAAGGCCGATGTGAGGCTATTCTTAATATCTGCAACTGCATCAACAAGAACTTCCTCTGACTTCACTAGTGAGTCTTCTGTAACCTCAACAGAGTCTGCCTTTTCGTCTACCTCTTCAGTAGCCTCTTCAACAGCCTCTTCTACAGCTTCTTCAACAGTTTCAACCTCTGGAGCGACCTCTACATCAGCAACGACTTCTTCTGTTGCTTCTGTGACTGTTGTTGTTTCGTCAGTCATAGGACTTACCTCCTTTGTTATCTTAATTGTATCAATGCCTTTAGCACTATCAACTAAGAACTTTATCATGTCTACCTTGTCAGAATCTAGCTTTTCTACAAAGCCAATGTTCTTCATTGGTACACCAGTAGTTGGGCTAAGCTCTTCTTCTTTTTCAGAAACCATTACGATACCGTTTTCTTCATCCCAGAAAACATTTTCGATTTCAGCATCAACGCCAACACCCTTAACAACATCAATGCCATCAACCTTTTCGATTGATAGAATGTTTGCTAGCTGGTTTGCAGGGGTATCAACAAGAGAAAGCTCAACTAAATCATAATCTTTAATAATACGAATCTTGCTATCCATATTTTCGTCGTAGCCATCATCCCACTTGTTCATTTTACCGCCAATAGAGAAACCAGAAAGTGTTCCATCCAAAACTTTTTCCCAAGTGTCTTGAGCACCCTTTGAGACATATGCAGAAACATATACGCCATTGTAGAATTTCTTTGTCTCTGGATCAAAGTACTTGTCTTCCTTAAATGAAATCATCTTGCCAACAGCTAGTGGTTGGTGCATTTCACGAATGTTACCACGGAATTTTGAGAATGCCTTATATGATGCTTCTGATGTAACAATGTCAGACTGCTTGTCAACATTGTCTAAAGTAGCAAAACCAGAGACTATACGTCTCTCTTTATCTACTTTTGAGAACGGCATTGAGAGGCGAACGTTATCGCCTTCAGTATTCCAGTGGGCTTTTTGAATAGTCATACTAATATAATTATATACTGCATTTTAAGAAATATTACAATATTATAACGGTCTTCCAATTATAACATATTATTGAGAAGACTGACCTTCTCCTTGGGCATTTCTACCAGATATGGTTGATGTGCTGTCTGAGTTATTATTTGTACGCTCTGCATCACGCTGTCTGTTTTGTGCAGTGTTAGCTCGCATATCTGTAGCCTGTCTTGGTGTCATTTGGAATGGTTCGTCACCGTCTTCGCGTTGTGGCAAGCCAAGCTTTTGTCTAGCTTCATTTGGTGTCATTACCTGTGTCTTAACGTAACGCTCAAGAATCTGTGACTGTGCAATTTCATCTGTAAGTGTAAGCTCATTAAACTTTAGCTCAAGAACATCTGTTTTCTCACGAATGATCTTGTTTAGTTGCTTTTCAATGTTACGTTGCTGTGGTCGAGCTACCTGCTCTTTAAATGTACGGTCTTGTGCTAATGCAGCTGCAATGTTTGATGCATCGCTACCGCCAAGTTTTGAAAGTGGAACCTGGTGTGCGATTAGAATTTGATCCCTGTTCTGCTTACTATATTCACGGAAAGAGGCTTCTTGAGCACCTGTCTCAATTGGCTCCATTTTAAACTCTACCTTGTTATATTCTGTATCTCCTGGTAGAGGAATATAGAGTGTTCTGTGTGACTGCCCCTTCAGGTTTGTCTGCAAGAACTTGAACATCTTGTCTTCTGATTCATCAGATAGCTGTACACCCTTTGTTGTAATAACATAGCGTGGCACAGCCTTGTTAGCAAAGTAGTCAATGTTATATTGTGAGGATAGTTGATCTCCATGTAGAGCACTGATTGCAGACATAATGTCTGGAATACCATAGTATGTGTTCAGTGGGGAGTATTGCTTTAGGTGAATAATTTCATTTGGACGAGGATCTTCTGTGATTGGGTTTGGATTCTTTGCCCCGAAATTTCTAAAGTACACAACCTTATTACCAATAATCTGAACATAGCCATCCTTTAAACGACGACAACGCATTGTGGTTGCAGGAATATGTCCAATATAGCCAATCTCTCCAGTAATAGTTCTACCAATTTCTAGATAGCCATTACCTGTTGCTTCATAATCTGTGTAAGCCTTCATTAGTGTGTGAGTAAAAGAATCATCATCATTGAGTGACTCAATCCAATCACGTAGCTCTATCTTTGCACGTTCAATACGCTTACGTGCGTTATCTCTTTGAACATCAGTCATTGATTGCTCTAGCTTGAGCATTGTTCTGTCTGACACATGGAAGTCATATCCAAGTCCTACAATATTTTCTACCTTTGCATCAATAGCTGCGTGGTTTGCAAATGATGTGTCATAGTAGTTTGCAAGTTCATAAAGATTCCATGGTGGAGTAATTACATCAAATAGACTATAGCCATTTACATAAACTGTTCCAGGATTAATCTCTTTAGACTTAGCACCATTTTGACCAGCAGTAACAGCCATTGCACTATCTAGATAAGCTGGTGTAGCATCAACTTTGGACATTCTAGTTGCACGACGCTTAAAGTTATTATCTAGCCCCTTGTATAACTTAATGTCTTGCCAGTTCTTGGAGAATGGGTCAAGGGCTTTAAACTCATTATCTGAGTCTTGAAGCTTATCAGTTTTTACTCTAATTATTTCTGACATTACCCCTCGTCCCCATAAAGATCTAGGGTCTTCTTAGCAGCAATAACTGCACCTAGATCATTCATGTTAGGGATAAGACCCTGTTTCATTCTGTCAACTTGTTCAGAGTGTGTTTCTTCTGAAATTTGACGAGTATTTGGGTAGAATACTGGCTTTCCATTTGGCTCTCCATAATAGGCTGCAGCATCTTGTAGCTTTTTCACACGTTCGTGATCATTCTTCATTGACTCAATTGATAGTACGTTACCGTCTCCATCGGTAAACGCTTTACCATTTTCTTTTACCCAAATATATGTTCCAAAATCTGAGTAATCTTCTTCAATAACTTGCAGTTTAGCCTTACTAAGGGCTTGCTCTATTGGGTCTACTTCTTCATCCTTCATAACCACAAGTATACCATATTATAGCGGTATGTATGTTGATCTGAACTCTTTATAACCAGTATATGATGCCCACTTAGTACTTGTGAGACCAAGACTCTTTCCGCCAATAGTATTTGATATTCTTAAGCTACCGATATAATCTAAATAAATCTTTTGTGGGTCAAGTGCGATATTACCGCCAAAGACTAGAGCTTCAATAGCGATCTCTGACCAAGGTATATCAGATAATGCTCCTATGCCGTCAACATCTTCCCAGATTTTTTCATTATCATAGGTGTTCCATGGGTAGTATATTGTTTGCTGTGACAGTTTTTGTTCTGCAATCTGATATACAGATAAATTATTATATGAGAAGTTGCCTGTAAATCTAATAGATGTCTCGATTAATGGATCTGAGTTTCCAAAATTTAGTGGAATAATAAAACCAATAGTTACAACGTTCCATTCGTTTGGTCTTACAATATCTGTATCTTTACCATTAATAAGAATTGTTGCTTCATTTGGAGATACGTCATCAATTGCTATTTGACCTCTGCCATTAGAAAGACCAGTTATTGTAATGTCATAGTTTATATTTCCTGGCATAACAATTCTCGATAAGTTATACTCAGTACCGTTTGCAAATGAGAAATCAGAGAGGAATGCAAACTGTATCGCACTGATATAGTACGACGTTGAAAAGCTTTCATTTAAGTATGACTTTATATGTGATGTTCCATTGTATGTATTAGATAAATCAATTAATTTGATTCCTGAATCTTGTGATAGGTAAAAGTATGGATTGCTACCCTTGTAAAGTCTGACAAAACAGTTTGAGCCAGTAGGAAAAATATCTTTACCAGATTTAGTTCCAATTTCCTGTGTATCTGAAAATGCATGTGATGCAATTTCAAGTCTTCTAACCTTTATAGGATTTCTGAACATATCCTTATTCTGTACTTCAAATTCAATTTTTAATGAAAGCTCTGAGTCGATAGAGCCTGCTGGTGGAACTATTACGATGTTTCCATCTACAAACTCATACCTTTGGGTAGCCCATGAAGAAGTAGAAATTACTCCGTTTGCTGGAATTGCAACATCTGTTAAGTTAGTTGACATTGTCTGTCCAGTATCGATATCTATAAAACTTACATATGATCTTATTACAGAGTTTGCCGTATTAGAAAATTCTGGAAAATCTATATTTAGTTGAAGATAGTCAACGATGTAATCATTGTCAACGTCTTTTGATAAAACCTTTAGTGGAATAATGTCTGACCAATATCCAACTGATGAAACATCTATATCATATACATCAAACGTAATTGTTGCCTTCGCTGTAAATCCAGCAATAAAGTTTTCAAGCGATAGAATGTCAACGTCAAGTAGACCGCTTGTAAACATAGAATTTCCACTTGTGATTGCCTCTAGCTCTTCTACTGCAGCTATGTCTAATTGAGATAAGAATCCAAATGAATATACTCTTCCAGAGAATGTAGATGAATAATCGTAGCTACCACCAAAAAATACACTAAGATCTTCTGCATTAGAGAAAAACTCTTCTAGTTCTTCATTTGTTGTTGTATCTAAAAGTTGTGTAACATTTATACCAATAGAAAATATATCAGACTCTGTGACTGCAACAGTTTTTAGTGATGTGCCATTAAAGTAATATTTAATGTTTGCAGAAAGTCCACCAGAAGCTGGGTACTCGATAACAACACTAAATCTATTGTCAAGACTATCAACTATATCCAGTATTCTTTCTGTTTGATCATCGATAAACCTGTCTGCGATTCCAGTGAGATATACTGCATCTGCTCTTCTAGAACCAATCTTAAATCCTTCTACAAATATGTGAGCATCTTCTGTCCAATATGTACCAAGTAGCTGTGTTCCACCAGAAGCTTCTTCATCATAATTTTCTGGCTTTAGTCTAAAGAATACATGTTGCTGTGATGGATCTAAAATCTCATTATTAATTTTGTTTGCATATCTCCAGTCTGACTGAAAAATGGTTTCTGAATCAAAGGATATTTCTGGTCTTTCGATGTTTGGAGCACATAGATGCCTATTATTAATAGATAGGTTTCTCATATATCCGTCTGACCAAACACTGTGATCTGGATAGTTATGGTTACCAGCAGTTTTTGACATTTGATAGTCAATAATTACAGGAAGATCTGAAATCTCTGTATTTTTAGATTCTGGTTCTTCAGTTGCTTGACCAAAAACAAAGTGTAGCTTTGCTTGTCTACTAGAAACATTATATGGATAGATTGCAATACAGTCTAGATTTATAACTGGGACTGAGTCATATGCATAAAACCCTAGCCAGTTGTCTTCTGGCAAACTGCTAAAGTTTGTGTAATCAATGTCAAATTCAAGTAATAGAACTGGAGCACCGTTAACCATTAGTGATACCTTTTCATCTGTATAGCAAATGTTTATGAGCATTGGTCTACCCCATTGACCAACATAGTGTGATCCAACGCTATCTGCTACTTTTAGTGTTAGAAATGGTCCACTAACATATAAGCCATCAGTTGAGTTAATTGGTCCAAAAATTCTTTTTTCAGAAGTACTCTCATTAGATATGATCTTAGTCCAGAACTCAACTGTTACATTTTTATTCTTTCCATAGTCATGCATAAAGCCTTTACCTGGAACAATGAGTGCTGGCGTACCGTCGCCAGAATAAATTGTGGTAGAGTTTGGAGCACCAAATACTAGAGGTATTGCGTCATTGAAAGCTAGCACATTTGATGCAGAGTTTGTTGTAGAAATATAGTATCCAGAACCAGAATCAAATCCATATAAGTCTGCTTCTATTCCATAAAGACCAGATAGATTTATAGATGCTGGTAGTGACACTGGAGTTGCAGACAAATCGTCGTCAAGTGTCCAAAGGGCAGATGGTCCTTCTTTATAGACCTTGTTTGCATATATATTAGTTGTCATTGTTTCTCCTAATACATTTTAGCATAGTAGCCAAAAGAAATACCCCCAGATTTCTCTGAGGGTAGATCTTATAGCATATTAATTATGCTAGTGGTTCTGGTGTCGCTGGCTTAACTGCAACTACACTGGTTAGAACAGATACGACTGTTGCTAGAGCTGCAGATGATAGAACTGCAATCCATGCAACGTCAAGGATACCCATTACTCCAGTAGCGGTTAGACCACCGATAAGAGACTGAGCAAAAGTTTTAATTGCTCGCTCTCCTGCGTAGTGCCAAAAGGCTCGTGTGAAAATAGTCATTTCTCTCCTTATTTGATCTTATTGATTTGTTGTGTGTACTTAGCAACATCTTTTTCAAGACCTGCAATAGTACCCTGTAGTGCTACAACACCTTTGTCTGCATCAACTTTGTCATTTTTTGCTTTTACGACATCTGCTGTTGCTTTGTCTAGTGCTGCTTTTGCTTTATTAAAGACATCAGTTAGTTTTACAAGACTGCTCTCAATACTCTTCTGAGTTTTAATAAGAATTGATAGCTTAGACTTTTCCTCTTTAAGCTTTGATTCTGCCTGCTTCTTAAGAGTTGTTAGTCTTTCTAATCTTTTTTGCTGTGCTGGTGTCAAACCAGTAGCTGGTGGCTTTGGTGCTACAACTGGTGGCTTAACTGTTACAACTGGTGCATCTTCACGAAGTGACTGTGTAAAGCCATTCCATACAGCATCATTGATAGTTCCATTGATTGGTGAACGATAGTTATCATTCTTTGCTGCATACATCTGCATACCAGTATATGTGTTCTTTCCTGGAATACCGTCTAGGAATCTAAGGTCATAGAATCCTGACATTCCACAAACACTTTGGATACCCTTCCAGGTTTCAGTACTTAGCTGACCATCAATTGGACCAGAGTAAAATCCTCTAGCTGCTAGCAGCTTCTGAATTTCTGCTACAGAATATCCTGCTGATGCTGCTGGTGCTGACTGAGCAAACCAAGGTAGTGGATCTTCCCTTACTCCATTTGGATCAACCATGTGTACATGTACGTGTGGTCCTGTTGAACTACCTGCTCCAGGAGCACCTGCTGCACCACCTGTATATCCTAAAAGTTCTCCTGCATTTACAGATCTATTTCCACCATTAAATGCAGAACAGTGCAAAAACTGCATTTTGTATCCTGGACTGTCTTTTAACGCAAGTGTAATAATGTATCCACCACTACCATTTCCAGCTTCATATGTAACTGTTCCTGGTACTGGTGAATGAATTGGTGTTCCGACTGGTGTTGCCCAGTCAATTCCACCAAGAGAGCCTCTGGCTCTGTGTGCAGCCCAATCGTCACTAATACGATAGCCTGCGAATGGATTTGGCATTCCCATATAATCACTCTCCCTTTTTACTAATTATAGCATGTTTAGCCAATAGCATACTTTTGCATAACTGGCATTGGATCAACCTTAGTGTCAAAGTCTTTGATTTCAAAGTGTAGATGTGCTCCAGTTGATCTTCCTGTATTACCAACAAGACCAATTACTTGACCCTGCTTTACTGCCGTACCCACAGAAATTCCATAATCTGCAAATGAGCCAGCAATCATATGTGCATAGAGTGTTGAATACTCATAACCATCATAGATTTCGACCATATAGCCGTATGAGCCTGTACCTTCTTCTACTTTTACTACTACACCATCTGTAGCAGCAAGGATTGGAGTACCCTCACCTGGAAAAAGATCAACGCCCATGTGTACACTATTAGTTTCTGGACGAGGTACACCAAAACCTTCACCCATTCTTCCATTGCTAACAGGCCAAATGAATTTAGGAATATAAATTCCAAGACCTCTACTTGCATCTATAACTACATCTGTTGCAGTTACTGTCTGTGCGTTTTCAAGTGACTCTTGATAATTATCATAATGCAGGTGTGTAAAAGTTCCACAAACTTGCGGTACAGGGGTGAATGCATTAATAACAATAAGAGCATTTACAAAAATAAAAGACAACATAGTTATCTATTATAGACTAATTATTGTAAAAAGTAAAGTCTTTAAATTCCTACAACAGCTTTTGCTTCTTCTATTGTAAGACCTAGATTGGCAAGCTTATCTAATGCAGACTGCTTTGCATTTATTTGAGCCTGTATTTTTTTATTAAACTCTTCTTGTTCTTTTCTTGTTGCTTCCCAGTCAGCATCAGTCATTGATGGCATGGCTGCAATTTCTTCATCTGTTAATTCACTCATATATTAATTATACCCATAAATCTTTATAGTTCCAGTAGAAGAGGCAGAAAATGTAATGGTAAATCCATCAAAAGATGTAGTTCCATTAAACATTCCTGCAAGATATGTAGAGCCATCAAATCCAGCAGCACCATAAAGATTTGATGTTATATTCATATAAGTTCTACTTGTTTGTTGTGGATACATAATATCAATATACCCCTGTAGATAAGATGTTCCAGTTTGAGCATTTGAGTCAATAAACAACCAGTTAGCTCCAGCAGAAGCATTTAGTTGAGCTGCAGCCCAGTCAATAAAACGATATCCATTATAGCTATAATTAGAAGTTGTGTTATTTGTTCCACTAGCTCTTAGTACCCATGTAGTATTTGATGCACCCATATTTGTTGTAGTAAAGTCAACAAAGATACGATAGCGAGTATAGGAAGATGTAAAAGCACCATTTACACTAATACTTGATTGTCCAGTAAATGTAACTGTTCCTGTTGCACTCACAGATCCTGTTGTAGCACTTGTTGGAATAATTGGAGTTATACCTGCACCAGTGGTAACACCAGTACCACCATATGCAATACCAACTGTTCCAGATGTTATATCTGCACCACTATGAACATGTGATGTATTTGCTTTACCATTAATCTGTGTCTGAATTGCTGAGGTAACTCCATCAACATAGTTAAGCTCTGTAGTACTTAGTGTTGCACCATCTAAAATGTTTAGTTCTGCAGCACTAGCAGTTACATTTGTTACATCTGCAAGTGAGTGTGTATGTGATGTATTTGCTTTACCATTTATTTGTGTCTGAATTGCTGACGTTACACCATCTACATAATTAAGCTCAGTTGTTGAAAGTGTTGCACCGTCAAGAATGTTAAGTTCTGCTGCAGATGCCGTTACATCTGTAACATCTGTAAGAGAGTGTGTGTGACCAGTTGCTGCAAGTCCTGCTTCTGCAGCTGTTTGATTGATCCATAAACTAGAAGCCGTGTCATAAGCTAAGACTTCATTGTCTGCTACCGAGCCATTATCAATAGTTACGCCATGTAGCTCTGTTAGTTCATAGCCATTTTGAATTTTAACTATAACTTCACCAGCTGATGCATGTGCTTTTACTGCATACCCCAAGAAAACAGCGTGTGCTGGTTCAGCTGGAATTGTTTGAGTGTATTGTCCTGCAGTAGAAGAAAGCCAGATTGCTCCACCTTCAGTAAAGCCACCAGTATTTACTCCACGAAGCACACCTTCTGTTACAAGAAATCCTTCTGCACCATCTGCAATAGATTCTGCTGCAAAACCAAATGTCTTGCTTGATGTGGCTTCTGTATCAGCGTCAGCCAATGCAACGGTAGGCATTTGACCCTGAGCACCATTAATATAAACAACAGTACCTTTAGTAATACTAGAACCAGTAGCATTTTTTACAGTGATAACTGACTCTTGTCCAAGTCCAATTGTTACGTTTGCATTTAGAATTGCTTTTGCAATACCGTCGCCATCATCCCAATAAATTGTTCCTGCAGATGTTCCAGGGGAAGTTGGCGTAGTGTCAAGTGTTAGAGAATTAAGGTTTGTAATGTCATAACCTTGTGCATCAAGATCACCACCTAATTGTGGAGTTGTGTCTTGAACGATATCTGTAATGCCTCCACCACCAGCAAGAAGATTACTTCCTACACCAGTAGCTGCAGTAGATAGATCGATATATGCACCACGATTTGTGCCTCCAGCATCAAAAATACGAAGTCTATTTTGATAAACATCTATAGAGACATTTCCAGACAATGTTGTATTTGTTGCTGGCTTCTCAAGATTGAGTTGACCACCCTCGTCTCCACCAATAGCAGACGCAGTTATTTCACCATTAACGTCTAAGCCATTCTTGACCCTGAAGTTTTTATTATTAGTTGCCAAACATCATCACCTTAGTAAATTATACCAGACAATAATGCTTGACGACTAACTAATTATGCTTCGATGTAAGTCTTGCTTACCTTGAATACAATACCACTTGTTGTTGAGTTAGCAGTAAAGGTTAGTGTATTACTTGACCATGTTGCAGTAAATTCTGCAAGTGATGCATTTGAAAAAACATTTGCATATTCTGTAATGTAAACATTTCCACTACCATCAACGGTAACTAGCACCTCTGTAACCTCAATATCTCCAGAACCGTTCTTTGCTTGTACAAGATACTTTGCAGAAGAATATGTAGCTGTTGAGAATGTATCAAGAGTTACACTTGTTCCAGAAGATGTTGCAGTTGCACTACCTAATAGTGCGTCAGGAAGCGTTACGGAGAGCACTGAGGCTGTTGCAGCTGCATCTAATGAGAATGTTACAGTATCTGATGTACTGTTTACAGTGGCTGTTAGACCAGTACCTGCAGCAAATGTCAAAGTGTCAGTACTTGAATCTGGTGTTGCTGTATTTGTTCCATCTGTAATATTAGTAAACATCTGGATACTACCACCAGTTGTAATTGCAGCATCTGTAGCTGCACCATTACTATCTCCAGGTGTTGAAACATACCAAGCATTTGCTGTTTCATTCCAGTAAAGTTTAGCATTTGTGTATGTACCACGCTCAACCTCAATACCTGCATCAAGTGATGGTGTACCACTTACATTTGAGTTAAGAACAATAATGTTATCCTCAACTGCGAGGGTATCTGTATTAAGAGTTGTAGTTGTACCATTAACTGTAAGATCACCAGTAACTGTTAGTGTACCACCAATTGTTACGTTATTTGGAAGACCAACTGTTACAGAACCAGTACCTGCAGAAACTTCAATCTCGTTAGTTGTTCCAGCAATTGCTGTTACACCAGAGTTTGTTACTGTAACTGCTGCACCTTCTCCAGTACCAGAAACTGAAATTCCTGTACCTGCAGAAACACTTGCAACATAGTCACCTGTAGTGTCTGTGCCAAGAGCAACAGAGTTTGCTGCAATTGTTGTTGAGATACTAACGTTGCCTAGATCTGTCATTGTTGCAGAACCAGTTACTTCACCAGTTAGTGTAATTGTTGGGTCGTTGACATTAAAGTCAAGCTTTCCATTCGTGTCGTCATAAGTTACACTAATACCAGATTCAGTATTTGTGCTGACCATTGCTCCAACGGTATCTTGAAGAAACTCAGTAGATGCTTCTGTAAGAATGTTGGAACCATTGATAGTACCTGTTGTACCTTCTACAACAAGTCCATTTTTGACTCTAAAGTCTTTATTTACGGTTGCCATTTTTATCTCCTGTATTATGCCTTAAGTCCCATACGAGCAAATCGTACAGTGACTGGCCTTACTAGTAGGTTTGGAGTAACTACTAATCTAACGTTACCCGAAACCTTAGAGACACTAACGGTTCCAATATCCCCATCGTTGTCTATCATTCCATACTCAGATACGCTAACATTTGTTCCGTCGCAAAGTATGGTAAGTTCTGTAGCATAGAACTTATTATCTCCATTTGTAGTCTTTGAAATTGAGACAAGGTACTTAACCATTCTCCATTCAGAAGCAGAAAAACTATCGATAATAGTTTCTGACTCAATTCCATTGACTGTATGCTCATTATTTCCAAATGAGCCAATATCTGTGGCTTGTCTAATCAGGGTATCAATTAAGTCAACATAGTCTGCACCAGTAGGAATATCTCCTGTTTCAAACTTTGATTTTAGCGTATTGATATCAATTCTAGCCATAATAAAAGTATATCAGATTATAAGATTAGATTATTATATCCAATAATGGCTATACCGATTGGTGCAGCGTACCCTGCTGGATATCCGACTATACCAATATTAGAAAATCTGATTCTATATGTTCCAATGTTTTCAACAGCTGGTATTGGTGATAAGTCTGCAAGATCAAATATTGAGTAATCTACTGCACCAATAACTTTTTTATTGACAATAATATCAGTAACCTTTGTAGTTGACTGTAAATTGTCAAACGATGCCTTTGGATAGTCTACAGATTTTGTTCTGCTAGCTACCCCAGAATTGGCATCTATGATTGTTACGGTAGCCATTATGACACCACTGAGTTAGTAACATCCTCTAGAATAATCATGCTACCCTGAGCAACTGTCCATACTCGTGTAGCATCTGAAAGCTCAATGTCAAAAATATCACCAGTCTCAAGAAGTACTGATTCTTCTGGTGCAAGGTTTACTGTAAACTCTCCATCTCCGTCTGCAGCTGTAGCTTCTGGTGTAAGAGTTACAATTAGTGTTGCAGCATCTGTAATTTCTGGAGTCGTTTGTGCAACTGTTGGTCTCTTGATCTCCATATCAATTGTCCAGTTGTCAATATTTAGTGGGACTTTTGCATCATCGGTTACATAAACACGAAATGCTGCAGAGTCTCCACGTACAACTGTCCATGTGATGAATGGTGGGGTATTGCCAATAGAATACCCAGAGCTTCTTGTAGTTGCCATAATAAGATTATATCATATCTAGTTACGTATTCGGAATACTAGATATATCAATTATTTCCCAACTCGTACCATTATATCTTTTTGCAGTTGTTATGTTTGTCCAAGATGTTCCATTATGCTTTTTTAATTTTGATAAAAGAGCAAATGTTGTCCCATTATACTTAGTAATTGCTGCAATAAACACTGTAGTTGATGTTGTTGCAGTGGAATTGCCTGCTGCATTTACTGCATAAATTCTAAACTGATAATACTTTGCTGGCGTTAGTCCTGAGAATGTATATGTTGTAGCCATACTAACAGCTGTTGTCCAAGTACCCCAAGTTGTGCCATTTGAAGATTCTCTTCTTTGAACTCTATAATCTGTAATTGTGCTACCGCCATCGCTTGCAGAATTACTTCTTGTAACTGTTACGCTTGTACCATTTACAGATGTAGAAATTGTCGGTGGTGCAGATGGAACAGTATACCATGACCATGTTCCAGCAATTGATCCAGGGTATGTGTAAACAACAGCTCCTGTACTAATATTATTATCAGTACATCTTCCAAGTCCATCATTATTTCTGTACCAGGTTGGCTGAGTGCCATTATAAAAAATTCTTAATTGGACTAGTGTTTGTGGGTCTGTAGCAGATGTTATTGTTTCACCAGCACGGAAGTTTGCACCTGCAGGACTATACCAAATAGCAGTATCTGGATTTCCTGTAAGCCTATCTGGACTAATAGAATTAATTTTTACAATATAGTTGCCATCTAGATTTTTTCTAACGCCAGCTGCTGAATTTGGAAATCCTACATTGTATTGATCAGTATAAAAAGAACTACTGTTTACACCAAGAACTGGACCATTTGTTCCAGTTGCACCACCAGGAAGAGTAATTGAATATGCCATTCATTACCACATCCAGATGTCGCCAGCCTGCAGAGTTGGACCTGTTGGCTGTGTTGCTCCGACAAAAATTCTTCTTACGCCATCAATAGTTGTATAATCAGCACCTGTTGCTTTATAAAGAATAGAGCTTCTTGCAGCTGCAGATGTTCCATAAAATGTTGCATTTGAAGCAGTTATAGTTGATCCAGAAAGAGAAATAGTTCCACCAGTTGTACCATTATCTAAAACAGTTGATGTTCCATCTGGTGCTTTTATGTCACCAACAATACCAGTTGATGCAGTTAAAAGTGGAACTGTAACGTTTGCACTAAATGTTGCAGCACCAGTAACATTTATTGTTGATGAAGCAACCAATGCTCCAGTAATAGTTGCTGCACCAGATACTGTTAATGCTCCACCAACTGTCTGTAATGCTGTATCACTCTTTTTAATAGCATCTTTAATATACCAACTTACGCTATCGTGATAATCCTCAAATGCAGTTACAATGTTTGCGTCGTCAGCAAGTGCTGGAATAGTTGCAACATATGTAGCAGAAGGTGTTCCTGTTGCTACTGTAGGGGTATGTGTCTGAGGCATTTTATCACCAATTAGATTATATCATAGCCTAAGCTACACCAAATCTTCCCTTCGTAGCATCAAAGTTTTCTTGTACTTCAGCAATGGTTAGTGCTCTGTTATAAATGTATACTGCACCAATTTTAGAGATTGGTTCACGAGTACCTGGATTTTGACCAGAGTTAACCTTTAGTGGGCTACCAGCAGTAGATGTGCTAGTTTCATTGTTTTCTAGATAAATGTATTGCACACCATTTACATATACCTTGCTTGGCGTAGTGCTTCTACCATTAAATGCAATAACTGAAGAAACTAATACCCAAGTGTTTAGAGGAATTGTAGAAAGCGATGTAACATAATTATTACTTATCGATCCCTTCATTTCAAGACCTAGCTGACCTTCATTACGAAGTTGCAAAGAATATCCAGAATTAAAAGCCATCTTTTCTAGCACTCTATCCTTATCATTGAATGACTGAATATTCATCCAAACCTGTACAGTAAATGCTGTATTAATTGCTCCACGAATAGTTGTAGTATCTGGAATGGTAATATAATCGTCAACACCGTCAAGAACGAATACACCGTTATTTACAAGACTATAGTCAGTACCGTTTTGAAGTAGTGCTGGGCTTGCGTTATTTTTTAGGTCATACCAGGACGTACCAGTTCCAGGGTATGAATCTGGATAGCTTGACTCATAGTGAGAAAAGAGTCCAGATTGAACAATATTTGCAGTAAAAGGCTCTACTGTGCCAGACCTCTTACCTGCCTGAAATGATCCTGTAAATGAACTAAGCATTATCCAAATGATACAAGCTGACCGAAGACAGTGTACACTCCTCCATTATTCAAAATACTAAAACTAACAATGTCCTTCTTGTTAGCATTTCCAGGTGGGACACTACCTCCCTGCCAGTTAATTGTCTGAGCAGCCCCAGCAATTTGTACAGCACTTGGAATTCTTGCAGTTGATCCTTGATTTAGGATAAGTGTAACTGTTGTTGCTGAACCAGCGTCAAGTGCTAGGTTTGTAAGGTTTGCAGTAAAGTTTGCAGATAAATTTGTGTGATTGAAAATATGTCCAAGAGAACAGTTGTGTGTTACAACTCCTGTTGGAGCATTTATTGTTGTAAAGGTTTCAGATACCTTTTTAATTTCAATAACTGATGGATCAATCCACGTAACATCATAGTTGGTTGCAGAGTTTTTGCCAAGGTAATAACCTGAAGCACCTCCTGCTGGAACACCTTCTCCACTTGCAGCAACTAGTTCCCAAACTGTAGAACTGTCTGATGGAACCTGTCCAACAGTACCAGTTGCATCACGATACCAAGTAGAGCCATTGTATGTAACAACATCACCAATGGCATATGTGGCTGAGTTATTGTAAGCACCAGTAAATGACCAAAGTGCATCTTCTCCTGCTGGTCCTGCAGATCCTTGACTTCCTGTTGGTCCTGCTGGTCCTGTTTGTCCAGCTGATCCAGGGAATGGAACAATCTTAATTGTTGGCATTATAAACTTCCTCCTGTAACGTCTCCGATAACAGTAATAGTACCAATGACAGGTGTCCAAACGGTATTGTCAATAGTTACCTGGAGATCGAAAGCTAATTCTGCTACTACTGCTTTATATCCTGTTCCCCAGAATTTTGTGGTATCAGCAGGAGCAGTGATTTCAACATAGCCTTCTCCTGAAGAAGTCTCAAGTTCGTCTAATACATCACCTTTAAAATCATATGCGTATGAAGCATATTCCCAGCCTGATGTATCATATTCTGTAACTTCGTCATTTTCTAAAAATTCTACACGAAGCACAGATGTGTCGCCTCTAACGACAGTCCATTTCATGCTGTATGGATTTGCACCAAAAATATCAGCAGTAGTAGTCATAGTAATATAATTATACACTACTAATAAGGCTGGCACTCGAAAATAGTGGGTATGAGAGACGCTCGAATGCCAGCCATAAATAGTATAACATATATAACAATTAGGTAACGAAAATAGGTAAATAGTAATTGTTATCAAATCGTTATAACATTGTTATCATTTCGTTATCAAATAGTGCTTGACAGTGTGCTACTGTATATAAAGATAATAGATACTAAGAAAACTCTCGCTTAGAGATAGCCTCTCAAATAAAGAAAAACAATCCGTAGGATTTGGGGGAATAGTATATCTATTTCGATAGCTTTTCAAGTATTATTCTAAATACATCATCTATCTTATTCTCTAGCTTATCAAGTCGTTGTTCAAACTTTACATCGTCTTCATGTTGACGTTCAGCTATTTGTTTTTGTTTCTCTTCGAGCCTTGTTACCTGATCCTTTATTGATGATCCACCATTAGGCTTTAGCTCATGTCTGATTTCATCAAACTGTTCTTTTGCAAAAGTTTTTATATAGAATCTTAGAATTGCAAACAACACTCCAGCTACTGCTGATATCCCTAGTATTAAACCTATTAGAGTCTGCCATTCTTGAATTGTCATAACAATCAATTATATATTGTGTTTTAAATAAACTAGTATATGTTGTGTTCCTCCCATACCCTGAATACTACATGTAGTTAATTAATCGCTCTTAAAACGCGGCGGAAAATTCGGCGGTGAAATAGAGATTCCAAACACCACACCCAAAATGGGATATGTGTTGATATTGACTAAACAAGAATATTGTGCTATTATTTATATGACCCCAGTCAAGTATGCCAAGCAGGTGTACCAAATCGGAAACCAGCAAAGTTGGTTCACTGAAACCAGCAGAATTTCCCCTAACTATGGATATTGTAATACATTCCAATTCGTAGCTAGGGGATTTTCTTTTGATATAATAGATACATGAGTAAAGTTGGAGACGATGTAAGTATTTGGGATTTGTTTGATCCTAGTATGCCCCGAAGTACAAAAGAACTTATGGAATCAAGATTGGCTATATGTGCTGAATGTCCATTCTTTTTAAAGGGTTCAAAGCGTTGCTCCAAATGTGGATGTTTTATGAAGCTTAAGACATCTCTTGAACAGGCTAAGTGTCCTGTACATAAATGGTAATATCCCTTTCAGGAGCAACTTCGTTGCTTATATACCGTCCAAATTAGACCAAGGAGTTATTATGGTAAAAACAGATTATATGAATCGTATGTGGCTAAAGAATGCCTATAAGGATATGGATATCAGAGAGATTGCAGAATACTGTGGGACATACCCTGGAATTATTGCGATGTGTCTTTATAATTTTAGAATAGAGACCAAAGAGAATCTTTCTGAATATTTAAATTTTTTATAAGGAGATCAAAATGCTAGGAGATATTTTCTCTGGACTAATAGGTATTATAGGTATCTTTGCTTTGATTGTTTATCTATCAGGATTGTTTTAAGTATTTGATCATTTTACTTAGTAAATCAACATTATCATTGACCATCCCTAGTGTCCTATTACATCTTGAACATAAAAGGCCTCTAATGCATTTTCCACATGAGAATGCTCCATCACAACATGAATGATCGTGATCAATGGACAGTCTTTTGTTATCAGACATACCGCAAATTTTGCAAACATTGTTTTGACTTTTTAGCAAATCGATATATGTATCTACTGACATACTCTTCTTTGTAATATTTTTAGAGTGACCAATAAACTTTGTACAATCAGAGCAGTATGTTTTTGCTTTTCCAAACATTGATTCGTCAAGATACTTATCGCAGTTACGACAATGAATTTTTGTACCCTGGACTTTTATTGGAAACACTCTTTTTGAGTCATGCTCTTTCATATCATATTCACGAACACATTGCCTACACTGATACGCATAGCCATCTGCAGTTTGCTTCTTTTTGTGAAAATCTGAATATATTTTTATTTCTAGACATTTTGTGCATTGCTTCATATTGTTAGTATATCATAATTTCAGATTTTATTCAGATTTCAAATTTATAATTTTCTGTATTTTGGTTGTTTATGTACGATACACACTTTATAGCGGATATACAAACAAATTAGACCGCACACTAGTGCCTACCCTGTCCCAAAAAATTCTTTTTCTTTTTTTTCTACTTATCGGCGTGTCGGATTCCTAATGTCGGTGCTCTGTGATTAGATATATACATAGAGAGAAACACTAAAGAAAAGGAAAAGAAAATGTTCGGAATCAAAAAGTCACAAGGCTACTACATCGTTCGTGTTGGACAGAGCAGTACCACTGTTGGACACAAGTCACTGTGGCAAGCAATCGCTCACCTTATCACTGGCATTCCGTAACGCACTGTCGGTCACTACTGATACACTCTAACTAACAACAAAGAATAGGAAATAAAAAATGCTCGCATATGTATCATTCTTCACAGGGGTATTCTCCCTAGTGTTCGTAATCGTATGGCACTTGGCTGGCTAGCACTGTCAGTACCCCCTGATACACTCATAACAACAACAAAGAATGGATAACAAAATGGAATACATGGATATCGTAACGGAACTGGCTCAGTACCCTGTAGAGGGAGAGACTGGCGAACAGTTTTGGGCTAGGGTAGATGCTGAGTGGGCTAAGGTTAGCAAGTAGCCCTGTCACTACCCCCCGATAGAATCAAACTACAAACAAAGAATGGATAACAAAATGTCACGCTATGCAGAACTCATGAACATTGCCAAGGGTGAGTACATGACCGAATTGGAATTCGAAGAATTGCTTGCTCTGACCAAAAAGAAAATGAACGCCTAACGGCGTGTCGGCTTGACAAATCCCAAAAAAATCGGCGCCGCCTGTGGATAACTTATACACACCATATAGGTCTTATAAGATGGTCCAAAAATTCCCCAGAAAAAGTTTTGTGTTTATCGGCGTGTCGCATTGTAAATGTCGTACCCCTGTGATTGTATATAGATATGGAAAACAACAACAACGAAAACGTAATGGTTCAGTGTGCTCTTTGCGACAACATGGTCGAGGCTACCCCTGAAGATATCAAGCAGGGTTACTCGATGATTTGTGAAATTGGGTTTGCTCTTGGTCACGGTATCGAGTCTAACCGTGACTCAATGTGGGTTGACTCTGACCTGCTAGAGGGTCGCTAGTCAGTGTCAGTGGCTAGTGTCATACTGTAAATAACGAAAGGAAAACTAATGGAAATTGTAATCGATGTGTGCATGTGCTCTGGTGATGAAGAGTACCTAGCCGTGTCTGGTGATGTGCTTATCTGTCAGTCATGTGGAGAGTCTCAACCACGCTACACTGACTAATGTCAGTACCCCCTGCTACACTCAAACTAACGAAAGGAAAACTAAAATGGAATGTGAACTTTGTGACTACCGTATCGCAACACTAGAAGTGAGTGACGGTGCTTACTCATTCTTCGTGTGCTCTCACTGTAGCGATGCTCTTGGTGAGCCATGGCTAGTAATTGCTGAGGCTGATGTGAGGGCTTAGGCTCTCTGTCACTACCCTGGCGGATCGACTACTTGTGGATAACTTATACACAGGGCGGCGCCCCCTGTGGATAACTTTGTGGATAACTTCGTTATAATTCCGTTACAAAAATCTTCCAATAGGTGGGAAAAAATAGGCTCGAATGTCAGTGGGTACTGTTACCATGAAGACATGAACACAGAAAGCCACACAGAAAAAAGTGAAAAGTTTTTTTCGACTTATCGGCGTGTCGGCTTGACAAATAAATAAATCTGTGATTAGATAGACATATAAACCAATAGAGAGTATGAGCCTCGAAAGAGCAAATAAGACTCTCACTAAAAAGAAAGGAAGTGTCTCATGACCTTCACTCAGAAAGTAAAAGCCCTTGTTGGAAAGCGTGTTGCGTTTAGCAACAAGCCTTACCCCTTCGGTCCTGTGTTTCACTACACAGGTGTGATTGAGTCTGTAAAGGGACTGAATGGCGATACTGCCTTCGTCACCTTCGTAGGTGGAAAGACTGCCTATGTCTCACTTGGTAACAAGATTGAGACTCTCTAGAGTCTTGTCAGTACCCTGTGCTAAAATCAAACTACTAACGAAAGGACAACTTATGTCACCTCAACACTTGGAACAGGTTCAGCAGACTGCTAGCCTTATCGGATTCTCGCTTGTCGGATTCGTAGCACTTGGGATTCTCGCTATGGCGATTATCGCTAGTTACTACGGTAAGCGTAATCGCTAGGGGATACCCTGGCGGATCTTCCCCAAAGTTTTTTCTCAGTTGTCGGCGTGTCGGCTTGACATTCTGTGAAAAATCGGCGCCGCCTGTGGATAACTTTGTGGATAACTCTGTTACAGATCGGAAGAGCACACGTCTGAACTCCAGTCACTTAGGCATCTCGTATGCCGTCTTCTGCTTGCAAAAAAAAAACGACAAACACGAAACCTACCACATA